CTTCAAGAGATTGAAGACTGGCCCACAAGTATTTAATGTTGAGTATCAACTACAAATGCTTAAGTGTAAGCCAAGAGCGTTAGAAGATTGGGAACAAGAATTAGTCGCAGACCTTAAGTCTATGGACGACGTTCTTCCAAGACCTACTCCTGATGCTCAACTAGAGTTACTCAAAAGAGTACAAGGTGCAGAATCTAACGAATCTGTAGACGAGGAGTTCGACGTATCATGATTGGTGTAGGACAAAAGTTCCCTGAATTTGAATTGCAGGGAGTAAATGAAGATAATGAATTCGGGGTCATTGCTGACCACGATATTCAAGGTTGGGCAGTAATTTATTTTTACCCAAAAGATTTTACTTTTATTTGTCCAACAGAAATTGCAGGATTTGATACACTAGTAGATGTTGACGTAACTGTTATCGGTATTAGTGGAGATAATGAATTCTGTAAACACGCGTGGAGAGAAGTTAATGGGGGTATCAGAGAGATTAACCATTGGCTAGCTGCTGACTGTGGACTCTACTTAGCTGATGAACTAGGAATAGTTGATGAAGCTGAGGGAGTGGCTCTTAGAGCTACATATATCTTAGACGACATGGGAGTAATCCAGCACGTCTCAGTAAATGCTTTAGATACAGGCAGAAACCATGAGGAGATTGCAAGAACTCTTGCGTCTCTACAAGAAGATGGACTCACAGGTTGTAATTGGCAGCCGGGAGACAACTACGTAGCATGATTTTATTCACAGCAGATTGGCACATAAAACTTGGGCAAAAGAATGTTCCTACTGATTGGGCAATCAATCGGTATCAGATGTTCTTTTCTCAAATAACTGAGCTAGAAGCTGACTGTGATTTGCACATCATTGGTGGGGACTTGTTTGATCGAGTCCCATCAATGGACGAACTTACTCTTTACTTTGACTTTATAAGAGGAGTAACAATTCCTACTATTATTTATGACGGAAATCATGAAGCTACTAGGAAAAACAAGACTTTCTTTACTAACCTAAAGAAAGCAACTTCAGATGTGAATGGATTGGTCGAGGTTATTGATACAACTTATGTAGAAGATGACTGGGCAATCCTTCCATATGCAGACCTACATAGAAAAGGTAGTATAGAATCGATTGACGCAGATATATTATTTACACACGTTCGAGGAGAGATACCACCTCATGTAGTACCTGAAGTTGATTTAGAAAGATTTGATAAGTACAAGACTGTATTTGCTGGAGATTTACATGCACACGAGAATACTCAACGAAACATAGTATATCCAGGCAGTCCAATGACTACAAGTTTTCATAGAAATAGAGTAAAGACAGGTGCTTTACTTATTGAAGACGACTGGTCATGGACATGGCATGAACTTGACTTACCACAGTTAATTAGAAAAACTGTATCAGACCCCGATGAAATGATAGGGACTGACTTTGACCATACAATCTATGAACTCGAAGGAGATGTTCAAGATTTAGCAAAGATAAAAAACTCAGAACTACTTGACAAGAAAGTTGTAAAACGAGAGGTAGAAGCTACACTCAACCTTACATCTGATATGTCTATGAGTGATGAACTTGTAGTATATTTACAAGATATACTAAATTTAGATGAAGATAAGATTAAAGGAATTATAGGAGTGTACAATGATTATTCTACAGAAGTTAACTTGGGATAACTGTTTCTCCTATGGGAAAGGTAACGAAGTCAATCTAGCAAGTGCTACTTTGACACAACTCGTTGGAACAAATGGAGTAGGTAAATCATC